GTACTATTGTCCTGGAAACTCCTTGTGTGATATGCATCACTTAGTGCAAGTGGTGTTCGTCGCAAGACATATCACTCTCTGCGCTCTTAAACGACAGTGTGCTGGATACTCTATGGTACCTGTTGACTTTTGTTTTCAGGTCCCCCTTTTGAACCCATGGAGAAATTGCTCTCATTCCAGCTACCCTGGCGGGCGTGGTTTACCGCGAATTGGGCCTAACAAAACACTTATGAATAATTTAAACAAACCAAACTTTACTTATAACAAAAACCGCTCACAACCTAAAATGGACGTACCCTATCGGGGAATCCCATTGCAGGTTACACCTACATACCCCACAACATCATGGGGAAGGCGTAATTACACACGGCGCTTTTATCCACCACATAATATTGGTGGTACACGCGTCAAAGTTGTAGTACCCTTCAATGCTCAAAACATTAACTCTTTTTCATTTTCTGATCAAGAAGGCACTATTACATACACATCACCTCATCTTTCATCTATTGAGGAACGAATTGTTGAAAATGGCGCGATTGTCTTGCAGTATAATTATTACCACCATATTACTGGCGTGACTCTCTACGACGATGTAGAAGTCGGATCAACAACAGTTGACACCAGTGAATCCTCACATTGGTTCGTACCAATTGATGACAGAAAACAAGCTACAGATACACTGCAACTTATACTTAGTCGCTATAAATATCTTTACCTATCACATTCTGATTTACTCGCAATAATTCATCGAGGACTTTTCAAAAGTTTAACCGACACAGATTTGCGGACTAAAATTCGAACATTTGTCATTGATTCTTCACGAATGATCATTGTCCATGCACATGCAGCTGGTCTAAACACATTGAATCATATTCAACCAGAACTAACTGCTTTCGACCGCTTGCTGACAGATGTTTCAAATCCTGAACAGATACATCGTCTTTCAACAAGAGCCTTACAACGCTTGCGACAAGATATTTCAATGCTTTCACGCGGAGTCGAAATTGATGATTTGCCGACAGCCTGTGCATTATCTACTAATATGCAGATTGGCATTGGTGCCGCTGTTGCAACCATAACAGCTGCATTTATTGGATGGAAATTATCTGAATTGCATTCACGTTCAAC